ACCGAACGACTGGGTGCAAATTGTTCAATCAGCAATTACAGTTGATGAGACCGGAGAAGAAGAATCATATTGGCCCGAGATGTGGTCGCTTGAATACCTTCAAGATCGCCGTCGCCAAGCTCCGGTCGCCTTTAGCTTTCAGTACCAAAATCAGGTCGTCCAAACGAGCGAGCTATCGCTCTCTCCTGATCTGATCGTCAAAGGAAACATCGCCACTGAGTTCGATTGTTTGGGAGTCGGCGTTGACCTTTCTGCAGGTGTCAGGGAACGAAACGACTATACGGTCTTCGTGATGGGAGGGCGAGTGGGAGGGAAGATTCATATCATCGATTGCAAACGTCTCAGGATCATGGGAAACCTTGAGAAGTTAGAGGCAATCATGGAAATGATGGAAGAGTGGGGTGTGGTGCACAAAGAAAAAGACCAATACTTCCCTTCAGGAGCCAATGTTGAGATCTGGTCAGAAGCTGTGGCCTACCAGGCTTCATTGGAAGCTGACTTCAAACGCATCTGTCTTGGAGAACATGGTCTCTACAACCTGCACTGGCATCCGGTTAAGGGTTTCAGAGGCGATAAAGTCGCACGTTTCCGTGGCATCATGGGTTTGTTCGAGCAACGGAAAATAATTTTCAACAAATATCGTAAATTCCAGGCGCTGACTGATGAGATCGTCAACTTCGGCGTGAGCTCACACGATGACTGCGTCGACGCTTTGGTTTGGTTGTGCAACGGATTAATGACAAGAGGCAAACTGGAGTTAGAGTATTGACGATTTAAACTATAGATATTCACACGCGATGTCTCCCAGCTATTACTTAGTTGAGCTCGAGCAGGATGCTTATGGTTCTGCAATCTTGCCTCTGCCTGACGAATTGTGTCACGACATGGCTCTGCAGCCGAACGAAAGTTTCGATGTAGAAGTTGAGGACGGCACCATCATTTTCAAAAGGCTGGAAGCTGGGTACGATATTGATCAGTAGACCTCTTAAACAGAATGGGCGATAGTGCTAAATCACAGCTTGAATCTATCCTGAAGTCGGTAGTTTCACGCGACAGTACAGGCCCTGCGGACACCATGCTGGTGAACGCCCACCTGTCCCAAATGAAGATGTTTGGGATCCGCCAAGGTGTGGAGTTCTATCCGATGCAGGATAACTTCGGCACCCAGCGGTACGACTTTATCCAGCAGGTCATCAAGTTCAACAAACTGGACGCACGCTTAGATTCGATCTGGGACCGATTCCTCGCTTTCGGCAAGGGTCTTTTCTACATCCGGCCTACACAGAAGACATATCGTATTTACTGGTTCGATCGTGATGCGTACCGTACTTACTACTCACCCGAAGGTGACTTAGAAGAAGTCATCATCATCTATCCATATAAGGTCAAGTCCTCGCGTGGTTTCCAGGGCGTTGGCCTGAACACTGACAAGCGTTACATGCGCTTGCGGATCACTGCGGACACCATTGAGGAGTACCACAGCGAGCAGGAAGTCAGCTTTGACAATCCGTCGATGGACTTCCCGTTCAACGACAAGAAGGTGTTGAAGAACACCATGGAGTTCATTCCATGCGTTGAGGTTCTCAATAACCCAGATGCTTTCGGTACTGAGGGTAGCGGTGAGTTCGAATGGCTTGCCAACCAGATCGTCGCTCATGACGAGATGGTCAAGAACATCCGGGCAAACCTGTCGTTCTTTGGTAACCCCACCCTGCTTTCTTCTCGTCCTAAGCAGGACATTGTTGAGTTCGATCAGAAGGACGCGACCCAGCGCCCCAGCATCTCCAGCCAGTCTGGCTTTGAGTCTGAGTTCTTCCTTTCCAGCTCGACCTACAAGCAGGACAATGTAACCAGGCAGTCCCCTGGGTACAACGGCAAGCCCGGTTCCGGCATGCGTGTCCCCCGCGTCATCGCAAACCTGGAGCCCACCGACCGTGTCGGCTTCATCACGCCGAACGCGGTCAGCACTGACCAGGCTCGTTACGCCGAGCAGCTCCGGAGTGAGATTCGCCTTGCCCTGGGTGGTATCGACGACCTGAGCATTACGAACGTCACTGCGACTGAGTACAAGTCTGCATACGGTCGGGTCAGCGCCACGGCCAAGAAGAAGTGCCTTCAGCTCTATACCTATGGCATCTGCCGTTGCTTGGAGCTGATCATCTTCCAGGAAGAGCAAATCTTCCGTAAGTCCCTGGCATACGAGAGCGGGATCAAGTATCCCGAGCTCCCCGAGGAGCCTGACGACAAAGACCTTGAGAAATACGATCGTGCGAAAGCTCGGTACGAAAAGAAACTTCAAGCTGCGATTGATAAAGCAATCGAAGAGCAGGAGATTCCGGACGGAGTTTTAGGTCTTGCGCCGGATGGTGATAGAACCATTCAATGGCGTTGGTTAGGTCCTGTGTATGAAGACACAACACAGGATAAACTCAACCAGTCTATCTTCACCAGAAACTTGCAAGAGTTAGGAGTTGATAGCATAGAAGCACTGAAGTATCTATTCCCTTCTAAAACGGATGACGAAATCGCGGGCATGCTCTCCGGTTTCCCATTCCGTGTGGTAGGGGAAGTACAGAGGGCTTACTCCGCATTCATTGATCTAATCAATCAAGAGATGCGGACACCACATCCGCAGCAACCAAACCTTCCAATGGCTGCGGATCCGAGACTTGATCTCACCCCCTTCCTTTATCGCACACTCGAAAGCCTACAAAAAGAGCTAACTTATGCAGGCCGATACCGCAATGCCGACCCAATCGGCACCCCAAGTATCCCCGACCCAACCGACCAGCTACGCGGCTCCAGCGCAGACGGCGGCGCAGGCTCCGGCGGTTTCTACCAATCAGCAATGGGTGGCGCCTTACCAACAGGTGACGGCCCCAGCCCCAGTAATGCAGGCCCAGATGGGGACGCAGGCACCGGCCTCAATCCCTACTCAGTACAGCCCCCAGCAGTACCAGGCGCCCCAACAAGCGGACAACCCTTACAAGGAGGCGTTCAACAAGGTGGTCGGACTCCTGAGTTCGCCCGTCCAATACCCGTCCCTGGGTCAACAATCGAATCCGAACCAGGCAATCGACCCGGCCAGCTACGGTTCCCAGCAAACAACCCAGTTCAACAACCTGGGGATGCAGACCTCTACGCCTGGGATCAACAACAGCCAGGACTTCTCCAGCAACTCTTCCCAAACTTCGCTGGAAATAACTCCGGAAATGCTCCGCGCCAACGGGGTAAGCGAGGCAAGTCTTGAGGTTATTGATCACTTCGGTCCTGACGCCGCTGCGATCGTTAATAAGTATGCCTGTGATGTCGAAGACGCTCTGATTCAAACCAATCAGCAGCTGATTCAAGCTTGTGAACTGCTTCAGGAACTCTCCAATGAGCACAAAGCTTATGAGACCATCCTGACTGATCCCGACGTCCTCGCCGACTACACCTGCGAGTTCTTCGGTGAGAATGGCCCCCACCCCATCCCCGATGAAGCCGCTGCTCCTCAGGGTCAGCAAGTTGGCCAGCAGTTCCAACAGCAGCCTGCCGTTCAGCGCGTTGCTCCCCAGCGCCCTGAGATGCCTGTTCCTCCCCAGCCTCAGTCCCCCGCTAACGCTGGCGATTTCTGGAACAGCTTCGGCAACCTGGCCGACCGCGACCCCTCCAATGCCTGGCGTTATCTGAACTCCGCCGCGCAGAACCCCGAGGTGTTCCGCAACAAGCTCCTGGTGATGGAGTGATCGCTAAATATAAATAGTTCTAGAATAGGGGGTAGCTAAGGCTGCCCCCATATTTTTTATTTAACATGGCAAAGAAGAAGGCAGGAGCAAGAGAAAAAGCTGATCAGTTCCTGGCAGCGATTGGTACTGCCGGCGGGCCGATTGGCGCTCCCGGCCTTGTTCAATTCGGTGCTGGCGATACGTCGCGTCAAGTCATGTCTGGCAACGTTGACGAGTATGCAGCTATTCGAATGCAGGACATGGAAGCAAAAGTTGGGGACCCCAGTGCTCCTCAGCCCCGCATGCCTCGCGATCTGGATAACGCTTATCTCAAGCTCAATCTCCCCGGTTCTCCTTTACCTGCTAACGGCCTCTTAGCTCCTCGTGCTCTGGGCCAAGCAGAGATGTTCCAGAACCAGATTCAAGTGCAGCAGCAGTATCAGTTACTCCCGATGATGCCTCCTACCGGACAGCTGCCGATGGGATACGCCCCCATGCCTAATCAAAAAGGACAAAAATGATGGACAACAGCAAAGCTAAGAAAGCCCTTTCGAAAGCCCTGATGGCAAAGGCTGTTGCAGAAGCCGCTGCACAACAAGCTGCTGCCGAAGGCCCTATCAATCCTGAGATCCAGGCCATGAGCCCTGCGCTCCAACCCGCTGATGGTCTTCTCAATCCTTACGGTCGCATTGGCACTGTTCCCCCGACTAAGTTTAGTCTCGGCAACATGGTTGACGGATCTCCTGACCCCCGTGCTCGTGCTGTTGATCGCACTTTGATGCCGTAAAAGTCGACGACTTTAATAATCCAGGTTGATAAAGCGTTGCTATAATTTTTTGTAATGGAATGAAAAGTTCCATATCCAGAGGACTTTGTCCTCAAGTATCAGCGCTTAAAACTTAGCTGAGAAATTACTATGTTCATCGATAACGACTTTCCCAAGCTGTTGGGTGCGGAACTGTACCGCCCCCACCCGGCTTATGTCGTGGAGATGGCTTGCGAGCCCGTCGTAGTCCACGACTTCACCAAGCAGCCTGGTCAGACCGTGCAGCTGGATCGTTACCGTTTCTTCGGTAACCCCGGCACGAAGACCAGCCGCGAGCGTACCCAAGACCAGACGATCGGTACTGCCAACAGCCGTTCCATCGTCAAGGACAAGGTGCTTGTGTCTCTGCGTGAGTACACCGGCCCTGCTGACCCGAACAACACCAACCTCCCGAGCACCTTCAAGATTGCTCGTGAGACCCTCATGACCGCTCAGCGCCTGCTGCTGGACACCGGGAACCTCAACATGTTCCACCAGTCCATCGGTTCGCTGACCCTGCT